ATTATGATTGGTAAAACAAAATTTATAGAAAAAACATCAAAATATAAACGCAGAGCTAAAAATAATTGCTTTGATAATCAAATAGTTACATATAAAAGTAAAAATAAACATTAAATTATTTTGCATATTTTAAAAATAAACTTTATTTTTGCTCTATATTAATAATTTAAAAAAAAGAAATCATGAAAAAATTTAAAATTGAATTCCTAGATAGCGATAAATGTATTGCTTTCACAAAATTTACTAAATGGGAAACCATTGAAGATTGCAGACTATATGCTTATGTAGTTATGATGAACAAAGTTACTACAATACAAACGTTTAATATTACTGCAATATGAATATAGAAATCCGCTCAGAAAACGTTGTATATATTACAATCGGAGAATATACCTATTATATAGATGATTCAACTGGAGAACAAATAATTGAAGTTTACCCAACTCACGACTTTTAACCCCTAAAAAAAACAAATCATGAAAATCGAAATCAAATCCACAAAAGAATTTATTGAGGTTGTTGACATCCAACTTCCTAAGTACCGAAAGTCTTTAATTTTTTATTACAAAGTCTTCAGCGAAGATAAATGTATAATGTTAGAAATTGGAGCAACCCCATCAATTAGTTTATGCCCTATATCAAGAGCTTATTATTCCGATACGATACAAGATTGTTCAGAAGCTGATTACATGGCTGTTTATCACGATACTTTAAAAACCATTTTAGACGAGAAACATGAACTTTAATCAAGTTTGGTGCATGGCCCGATATTGTCATGCTATTAATTGGTGGAATAATAAAGGCCACTTTAACAAAGAACTATATGAACGTTTCTTAGCCATTCGATATGCCGACTGAAATCTTTATTAGTAAATCAATGATGTATATCGAATTAGACATAGACCAACTTAACCGACTGCAAATGTTTAATGATCGCCTTAAATCACATATTGATGACCTACCTAGAAATTCAACTGGCAAACGTGCTAGATACTTTGAACAAGTAAAAGTAATGGAACTATTTATTCAAGAAAACTTAAAAAAATTTATATGAAAAAAGAAATAGCAGAATCTTATGATAAGATTTTCAAACTAGAAAGTTTAATTTTAGAACAAGCTGCTCAAGGACAAATAACATGCGGACTTGAAATGCAAATGCGAATAGAAACAAGTAATTATTTACGTTTAACCAACTCAATTTTAAGATATGATGTACGACTTAGACCCTGAAGATTACACCAGCGGAAGCTATAACCAATGCTGGCTAACTGAACACTGGTATCCTAATGAGTTATTAGTATTAGATATTAATTACCCTGAACATCGTTATATCTTTAAAGATGAAGCAATCCGATACGTGGAGCTTATATCTAAAGAAAATGATTTTACCGATGAGGAAAAATTAAACTACTTGTTAGACATTTTAGAACAAAAAATATAAACCAATAAAAACAAATAAATCATGAGTAAAATTATCGCAGCATCGATTGATCTAACAAAGTTAGACAAAACAAGAATCAAACCAGGTAAAAATGGAGCCGAGTATTATGATATCAGTATCATTTTAAACGACCAACCTAATCAGTATGGACAAGATGCATCTATAACTACAGGACAAACCAAAGAAGAACGAGCTGCTAAAGTAAAAGCAAGCTACATCGGTAACGGAAAAACCGTTTACGATTCAAACAACACACCATTTTAAAAACCCAAAAAGAAATCATGAGCAACCCCGAAAACATCTTGGTAAAAATTCAAAATGAATTAAAAGTACCAAAGACAAATGTAAACGCATTTGGCAAATACAAGTATAGAAGTGCCGAAGATATATTAGAAGCCGTTAAACCTATTCTTTTACGTTATAACGCTACTTTAACCCTTAGTGATGAAATTGTAGCAATAGGAACTAAAGTGTTCTTAAAAGCAACTGCAAAGATAAATGACACTATTTGTTATGGTTATGCAGAAACAAGCGAACACAAAGGAATGAGTGCAGAACAAGCTACCGGAACTGCTTCAAGTTATGCTCGTAAATATGCACTTAATGGTTTATTCTTAATTGATGAAACCGAATCAGATGCGGATAGTCAAAAACAACCAGAGCAAAAGAATGATAGTAAACCAATGCTAACACCCGAAACTTTAAAGAAAATGATTACTGCCATACAAGAAGGTAAGTCCGATAAAGTTAAGGAAGCAATGGAAAACTATACTATTAGCGGTCCACAATCAAACGTTCTTAAACTAGCTTTAATAAATGTTTAACGATTTAAAATTCAGAGCATCGGCTATTGGTCAGATAATGACTAATGGCCGAGCCAAAAACGAAATGGGTGAGACCTGTAAATCGTATTTAAAAAATCTATTTATCGAAAAAACTTATGGCATCCGAAAGGAATTTACTAATAAGTACGTAGAGAAAGGACTTGAAGTTGAGGATATTGCAATTAGTACCTACTCAGTTTTTAAAGGTGGCTTCTATACTAAGAATGAACAATGGTACACCAATGACTTTTTAAGCGGAACTCCTGATATCGTATCCGATAATGTAATTGATATTAAAAGTAGCTGGGACATTTATACATTCCCACATTTTGAAACCGAGATACCGAATAAAGGTTATTTTTACCAACTACAAGCTTATATGGAATTAACAGGATTAGAAGATGCTTGTTTAGCTTATGTTTTAATTGACACCCCTACCCAATTAGTTGAGGATGAAAAAAGAAGATTAAGCTGGAAGATGGGAATGATTGATAGTGAAAACCCTGAATACTTATTAGCTGTAGAAGAAATTGAACGTAACCACAGTTACAATAATATTCCGATAGCAAAACGTATCAAAGAATTTCACATCAAAAAAGATAACCAAGTAATCGAATCAATGTACTCTAGGATTAAAGAATGTAGAACTTATCTCAATAGTTTGTAAATGAAAATTAAACTCAAACAATGTAAGCAATGTGGCGAATTTTTTAAACCATTCAATACCTTGCAAGTTGTTTGTTCGGCTATCTGTGCCTTAGAATTTAATTCTAAAAAGGAAGTAGATAAAAGATTTAAAGTTATGAAATCAGATAGCCGAAGTTTAATTGAATTAAGAAATTTAGCACGTGTAAGTTTTCAAATATATATTCGACAACGTGATAAAGATTTACCATGTATTAGTTGTAATAAGTCCGATGCGAAGTGGGATGCTGGGCATTATTTAAAAGCTGAAATATATACTAAACTAATATTTAACGAAGATAATGTTCACAAACAATGTTCTTATTGCAACCTACAATTAGCTGGTAATCTTATTGAGTACCGCAAAGGTTTAGTAAAAAGAATAGGAATAAATAGAGTTGAGGATTTGGAAGATATGGCTGATTCGTCAAGAAGTTATAAATTTGCAAAAGATGAATTAATTACTTTAGCTAAGGAATATAAACTAAAAATAAAAAAATAATGAGAAATGAATTTGTAAGTAATTTAATTAAATCTTATTTGACTAAGTTCCCGAAGCTACCATCTTTGACTTTAGCTAAAAAAATATATGCAGAAAACAATAAAACTTTTAAAGATGTTGATGCTGTTAGAAGTTGTTTAAGATATTATCGCGGTAAAAAAGGCGAAAAACAAAAATCACAATTAGGTACTAAAGACTTTTTAGATCAAACTATTGAGTTTATAATGCCTGAATCCTATGCAGAAACTTTTGAACCTTACGAAATAAGTCAATCAAGAACCTTAATCATATCGGACTTACATATACCTTACCAGGATAACGATTCAATTCAAAAAGCAATAAATTATGGTAAGGAAAAAAAAGTAAATTGTATTTTAATCAATGGTGATGTTTTAGATTTTGCTGGTATATCAAGACATGAAAAAGACTGGAGACAAAGACAAGTTCATCAAGAGTTTGAAGCTGCACGTATATTTTTGAGTTCGCTACGTGAACACTTCCCAAAAGCTAAAATAGTTTTTAAGTTAGGCAATCACGATGAACGTTGGGAAAAATGGTTATTTTTAAAAGCACCTGAAATTTTTGATGATCCTGAGTTTAAATTAGAAAGTAGATTAAAATTAGGTGAATTAAAGATTGAGATTGTAAAAGAAAAAAGGCCTATTCGTATTGGTAAATTAACTGTATTACATGGACATGAATTGTTTGGTGGAAGTGGTGGAGTTAATCCAGCTCGAGGAACGTTTTTAAAAACTTTAGAGAATGTAGTTGTTGGTCATTATCACAAAACAAGTTCTAATACTGAAGCTTCAATGTATGGGGATGTATTTAGCGTTCACTCCGTTGGTTGTTTGTGTGGCAAAACCCCTTACTATATGCCAATAAATAAATGGAATACAGGATTTGCCTATTGCGAACTTGATATTAAAACAGGCAATTATACTTTTTACAATCTAAAAATTATTAACGGAAAAATATACTAAAACCTAATTTTAACACAGATTAATAACCTAATTTAAACACTAACTTATGACTGGATTACGACACGCCCTCAAAGAATACTTTATGGTTCATCAGATAAAAGGTAGCAACCCGATATTAGCATTCGATAACTTAAAACAACAATATGTGGTTTTTTGGTACTTTAAAAAAAATACTATTATTAATTTAGGTTATGAAATAATTTTATAGTATATTTGCAATAGTTATGGCTTGTGCGGGCCTTTTAATAACTACTTATTTAGCCTATTGCTGGCGGAGCGCACACTCCAAAAGCATTAGGCTTTTTTAATTTAACGGTTATTGATTCTCCTAAAATCATTATTATTATGGAAAAAACAAAATTAGTATTTTGCTCATCTGATATTTCAGATTATGATAGTGAAATGGTCGCTTATGTAAATCAACACAATGAAATTTATATTAGCATTTCAGACAACCAGGAGTATTTAAACAATCAATTTATTGCTTTAGATTTATTAACCGCCATTAAATTTGTTAAGCATTTAAAAAAAGAAATTGCATTTATTAAAGGAATGGAGGTTGATAATGTCTAAACTAGGTTATACTTGGTATCCAAAGGACTGGGGCAATTCAGATAGTGTTTTCGAATTATCTTTAAGTGAACGTGGATTGTATAGAGAATTTATTGATTTTGCAATGTTAAATGATAATAAAACTGAGCTAAAAAAAGATATTTGGGTTCGTAAATTTTTAGTTTCGATAAATGAATTAAATTTGATTTTAGATAAATTATTACAATTAAATCTTATTGAAATTAACGAAAATATATTATTTATTCCTAGCTGCGAAAATAGATTAAATTTATCTCGTGGAGGTAAGAAAGGCAAGCCAACTAGGGAAAGTATTAACAACCTAAATAATCAAAATAAAAAACCTATCTCGGAACCTACATCGGAACCTATCTCGGAACCTACATCGGAACAAAGAGAAATAGAAATAGAAAGAGAAAGAGAAAGTAAAAAAGAAATAAATATAAAAGATATTAAACTTTATTTTTTTGAAAATGGCTACTCTGAATCTTCTGCTAAAAAGTTTTATGATTATTATTCAATTTCTAAATGGAGGGATGCCAAAGGTAACAAAGTTAAAAATTGGAAGCAGAAAGCACAAGCTGTTTGGTTTAAACCTGAAAACGAAATAAAAGATTTAACTAAAACTAAAATGGTTTACTAATGGAAATCAAAGTAATTAACCTGGCAGACCGTAGCGAATATGTCATACAAGCTAACAAATTAGGAGAAAATATAATGCTTTGCCCTGTTTGTTCTCACCAAAGAAAAAAGAAAACTGATAAATGTTTTAGCTTCAATCTTACAAAAAATGCTGGAAGGTGCAACCATTGTCAAGTTGTTTTAGTAGAAAAAAAAGATAAATTTGAGAAACGCACACAAATTGAATATAAACGACCTTTATTTAAAAGTGGTACTAACTATTCACTTGATGCTCAAAAGTTCTTTACAGCCCGTAAAATTAGCGAAAAAACACTATTAGACTTTAAAGTTTCTGAAGGGATTGAATGGATGCCAAAAAATAAGGCAGAAATTAACACTATTCAATTTAATTATTTTCGTAATGGAGAATTAATAAATATTAAATATCGAGGCAAAAGTAAAGATTTTAAATTATTTAAAGATGCTGAATTGATATTTTATAATTTAGATTGCACTATTGATAATGAAACTATTATAATTGTTGAGGGTGAAATGGATTGTTTAACAATGGCTGAATCGGGTTATAAAAATTGTATTTCAGTACCCAATGGCGCTGGAACTGGTAAAATTAATTTTCAATATTTAGATAATTGCATAGAATCATTCTCCGATAAAACACAATTTGTTCTCGCATTAGATAACGATGGGCCAGGTATAAATTTACAAAACGAATTAGCTCGAAGATTAGGATTTGAAAACTGCACTTATGTTAGGTTTAAAGATTGTAAAGATGCTAACGAATGTTTAATTAAATATGGTATTCAAGGCATAATTGAAGCCATGTCAGAACGTAAAGAATTCCCGATTGAAGGTGTTTTTAATGCAAATGATATTACTGATGACATTTATAATTATTATAATAATGGTTTACCTAAAGGTGATGGAATTGGAATGGCTGAATTTGATATGTTTGTTAAATTTCAACCTGGTTACTTAACTACAATTACTGGAATACCTGGTCATGGTAAATCTGAATTTTTGGACTTTATCTTAACAAGATTAAATATTAGTCATAATTGGAAGATAGCTTTATATTCTCCCGAAAACCATCCACTTGAATTACATTTTAGTAAGTTTGCTGAAAAAATAAGTGGTAAAGCATTTGAGGGATTTAATAGAATATCAAGTGATGAATTAAAACAAATGATTGATTATCATGCTAATAACTTTTATTTTATTAATCCTTCAGAAAACTTTGAATTAGAAAGTATCTTAGCAGCTGTAAAAAGTTTAGTAAGGAAAAAAGGAATTAAAGCATTTGTTATTGATGCCTGGAATAAATTAGATCATAAATATAATGGTAACGAAACTAAATATATAAGTGAGCAACTGGATAAGATAGTTATGTTTTGTGAAAAAAATAAAGTACATTGTTTTTTAGTGGCCCATCCAACAAAAATAACTAAGGATAAAAATACAGGATTATTTGAGATTCCAAATTTATATTCGATAAGTGGTTCTGCTAATTTTTATAACAAGACATCAAATGGTATAACTGTTTATCGTAACTTTGAAACAAATCTAACTGAAGTTTATATACAAAAGGTTAAATTTAAACATTGGGGCCAAACTGGATGCTGCATATTTTCTTGGGATCGGGTTAATGGAAGATATTATAAAGGGATGCCGAATTATGATAATTGGATTAAATCAAATAAAACTGAAAATAACGAAGAATTTTTAAATCAAGGAATAGTTATAAACAAAGATGAAGCACCTTTTTAATTATGAATAAAAAAATTAAAGTGAAATATTTAAAATTAGGCAGAGAGAATATTTGGGGCCTTGCTCATTGCGGATTAAATCTTATTGAACTTGATATTAGATTGAAAGGTAAAAAGCACCTAGAGATATTAACTCACGAAAGTTTACACATATTACTTCCTGAACTGGAAGAAGATGATATTGTAAAACTCAGCGTAATATTAACTAAAACTTTATGGTCTGAAGGATATAGAAAAATAGATAACAATAATGATATGCAATTACAAGATGGAAGTAAGTAGTATAGAAAATAAAATTATTGATAT